CTCCACTTCCTTGTACAACCTTAGCTCCACCTCGTCATTGTCTATTGGTGTTTCTGAGTCCCAAGGAGCCATTGGCTCCAGCACGTAAAGCGGCGAATCGTTAGCAGCCGGGCGTAATGGGTTTCGCTCAGTGCTCTTGGTCCGCATTGGTACATCTTTCCCTTCTAGCCACTCGCGCTCCACGACAAGTGTCAGCGCAACTTCGCCGACCATGTACGCGGGGACGCCCCTAGCTTTCCAGTTCGTGATGTTCTGGTCGTTCTCGAGATCGAGAATTCGAGCGAGCTGGGCCCCCGTCAATCCGGAGTCTTCGAGCGCTTCACGAAAGCGTTGGCCTTTGAGGTTTTGCGTTTGTTTACTCATAAACAGAATGTTACAGCGCTTGCATTCAGATGATAACAAACGTATTGTTTGGTTCTGCTGTTCAAATTGTTTGGTATGGATAACGTCATGAGTACACCTGCTCAGATATTCGATTTAGTACTGCAGGTTGCTGAGGCCTCCGGCAAAAGCCCTTCCCAGCTTTCGCGAGAGTGCAAAATCAGCCCTCAGAGATTCTTTAATTGGCGTCGGCGAGGTATCCCAGTCGCACAGGTTCGACATCTGTCGAAAGCACTTTCTGGAGCGCTGCTACCTCATCAGCTTAGGCCGGATTTACCCGAGATATTCCCAGCCGAATCCGACGCTGAAATACAAGCTGCATAGAAAAAAGGCGACCCAAGGGTCGCCCAGTTTCTCCCGACAGCATCACCACAATGCTATCGGGTCGCGATGTCAGAAGGCGAGCACACCACATGCCGCCGACTTTCATCGCGTTTCCAAGGCTCGGAAGCCTTGGTGTTGCTGCCGTTCTTACCACAGAGCTGGCAGCTGTTGCGCCAGGGGTGAACAACGGATTGTTCGCCCCGGCACGGTGCCGGTGTTGGTCTTACGAACCTAGCCGGCTTTGGGCCTCTCCAGACCACGCGGCAAATGTATCACCAACTTCTGTCGCGCGGCACTGGCAACTTTTAGGATTAATGCCATGAGCCGAATTGCTCTCAGTTCTCTGGAACGGGCGCAGCGGGAAATCCTGCCGCTCGATTTAGCGCTGTACCACGCCGCTCGCGATTACCCGGGCGGCGCTGCTGCTATCGCTGCTACAACGGGTCGCAACCCGACCACGCTGCAGCACAAGCTGTCGCCGACCCATCCGAGCCACTCCATCAACATTCAGGAGTTTGGCGAGATCCTCGAACTGACCAAGGATCGCCGCATTCTCGATGCGGTGCATGCGCTGGTCGGTGACACGATCTGGCAGGAGCTGGCCGACACCTACACCAATGACATGCCGGAAACCCTCACGACGGGCATCGCCGAATACTTCCGCCAGGTCGCTGATCTGGCCGAGACGTGGGCCAAGAGCATCGGCGACGGTGTGGTGACTGATCAGGAACTGGCTGCGATTCGCCTGCAGGTGTTCCGGGGCATTCAAGGGCTGCTGGGTTTGTTCAACCGCGCCACCTACGTCAACCAGACGACGCGAGGTGCTGACCGTGGCTGACATCGCCGATTTCGCCAACGACCTGGTGCAGGAACGCATCGATCAGGCCATGGCTGCGCGCAGCGCTGCCAAGGCCGAAAGCGCTGCCCATTCCTTGCTGTTCTGTGAGGCCTGTGACGATCCGATTCCGGAAGCCCGTCGCCTGGCCTCACCGGGTTGCTCGCAGTGCATCAGCTGCCAGTCTCTCTCTGAGCGGGGGATTCAGCATGCTCGATGAGGTATTGGGCCAATTCGCCGATTACGGTCTGGAACCAGCGCAACCGCTGGTGTTCGGCAAGCTGACCCGCTGCAAAACATCGCAGGACAAGGGCAAGGAAAAGAACGGCTGGTACGTGGTCCACGAGCAGCGCACGGAGAAGGGCGACACGCTGATCTTTGGCGCCTTCGGTGACTGGCGTTCGGGCGAGACGCAGAAGATCAAGGTCAAGGCTGGTCGCATGTCCCCCGAAGAGCGCGAAGTGATGCGCGCCCGCCAAGAAGAAGCCAAGCGCCGTGCCGCCGAAATCGCGAGTAACGCTGCGCGGCGGGCCGCGAAAAGGGCGCAGGGTTTGTTCGAGCGTATGCCGACCACCGGGCGTAGCGATTACCTGGACCGCAAGCAGATTGTTGGCATCAACGTGCGTTACGCGCCGCGCACCGGTGCGGTACTGGTGCCGATGAAGAACGCCCGTGATCAAATCATGGGCCTGCAGGTGATCTTCCCGAACAAGCAGGAAGACACCGGCCGCGACAAATCCTACTGGCCTTACGGCATGGCGAAGGAGGGCACCTTTCACCTGCTCGGTCCGCACCCGGAGCCGGGTGAACCGGTGCTGGTTTGTGAGGGCTACGCCACGGGCGCCAGCCTGCACATGGCGACGTCGCTCGCTGTGGCCGTAGCCTTTGATGCCGGTAACTTGCTCGCCGTGTGCAAGGCCATGCGCGAACGCTTCGCCGGCTGCCCGCTGATCATTTGCCGCGATGACGACTGGAAAACCACCAAGCCCAACGGCGATGCGTGGAACCCGGGTGAGGAGAAGGCCAGCAACGCCGCGCTGATCGTCGGTGCCCAGGTCGTTGCGCCGATCTTCTCTGTCGAGCGTTATGACAAGTGGACCGACTTCAACGACCTGCACGTCGCCGAAGGCCTTGATGCCGTACGCCGTCAGGTGTTGGCCGTGGTTCGTCCACCGGCGGCTGGTGGCTGGAAAGATCAACTGGCCCGCAGTGAAAGCGGCGCCCTGATCGCGCACATGCAGAACGTGGAACTAATCCTCGCTCACGACGAACGCTGGGCCGGGGTGATCAGCTACTGCGCCTTCAGCTCGAAGATCGTCAAGTTGCGCGCCGCACCTTATGGCGGTGGCACTGGCGAGTGGGCCGACATTGATGATGTGCGCGTCATGAAGTGGCTCGCGCAGCAGTACAACCTGCGTGTGAAGTCCTCGCACGTGATCGAAGCCGTCAGCGTCGTGGCCCACGACCACGCCTTTCACCCGGTGCGTGAGTACCTGAAAAAGCTCGAATGGGATCGCGTGCCGCGCCTGGAGCGTTGGCTGACGGATGTCATGGGGGTGAAGACAACTGACTACACGTCCAAGGTCGGCAAGCGCTGGATGATCTCGGCCGTGGCGCGGGTGATGAAGCCGGGCTGCAAGGCGGACTCGGTAATGATCCTCGAAGGCGTACAAGGCGCCGGTAAGTCGACCGCCATGAGTGTGCTCGGCGGCGAGTGGTTCATGGACACGCCGTTTGCACTCGGCGACAAGGACGGCTTTCAGGCGATTCGTGGCAAGTGGATCGTCGAGCTCGGCGAGTTGGACAGCTTCAACAAGGCTGAAAGCACCAAGGCCAAGCAGTTCTTCTCAGCATCGACCGACACCTACCGCGAAAGCTATGGCCGCAGAACGCTGGACGTGCCACGCCAGTGTGTTTTCGTCGGTACCACCAACCAGGACGAGTACCTCAAGGACGCCACCGGCAACCGACGCTATTGGCCGGTGGCCTGTACCAAGGTCGACGTGGCGTTGCTGCGCGAGATCCGCGATCAGCTGTGGGCCGAAGCGATGTTCTGCTTTGAGGCCGGCGACCTCTGGTGGGTAACGCGAGAGGAAGCGCCGATGTTCAGCGAGGAGCAGGACGAACGCTTTGTGGTGGACGAATGGGAAACGCCCATCCTGACCTGGCTCGAAGAGTCGCAGATTGGCGAGACCACCACCGGCAGTGAGGTGATGAGTCAGGCACTCAAACTCGATCCCGGGCATTGGGGCAAACCCGAGCAGATGCGCGTTGGTGCGATTCTGCATCGACTGGGCTGGAGACGGTTCCGTTTGGGCGCCTTGAGCAAGAGCGGCCAGCGGCCCTGGGCGTACAAGAAACCGGAGGGTTGGGGCAGGGCACCTGCGCTGGAACAACCTGAGCTCGAGGAGCCGTGCTTCGATGATTAAAGCGATCGATATGGCTCTCAAGCAATGGGCGCAGGAGCTGCACAGCGATGAGGTCGCCGCCGGTTACTCGGGCGGCAACATGGTTGCGATGATGATGGAGAGCGGTGGCCAGCTCTTGCGCGGCAGGCGCGGGAGCAGGGTGCCGCTGGAGGCCTCCCTGGACATCGAGCGCATCGTCAAGAAACGCCTTGATCCCGAGTTGATGACGGTGGTGCAAGTGCATTACTTCCAGCCTGATGCGCCTTTGACTGCGCGTCTGGCTGAGAGTGGCTGCACACGCAACCTCTACTACCAGCGCCTGCATGACGCTCACATTGTGGTCGAGCACTTCCTCCTGGGGGAAGCGGCTTGATCGTGGGCATTCCTCTGGCTCACGCCGTCCCACCGGCCTGCCTTCGTCCCACCGCTTTTTGCGGTGGTGGGACGGGCGCAGGCCGCGTCGTTGCAGGGCTGTCCCACCATCCTACCTTTTTCATGCCACCCGCCCGTGTGTGCGTAGCGGGCATCAATGCGCGTGTTCACGCGCACGCGTGTTTTTAAATATTCTCTCTATACACGAGAAAAGAGAGATAAAAGTAGGACGGTGGGGCAAAGCCCCAATCTACGGGGCTTTCAGACGTCCCACCTTGTTTTAGAGAGGTGGGACGCATGGGACGCCAGAAAATCAAAAGACAGCCGTGATAGATATTCACCGACATTCGCCTGCCGTTCACCGGGCGTCACCCACACATTCACCGGATGGCATTAAAACGGTCTTGCTGCCACCAGAATCGACCTGTAAAAAGGGGCCATCTTCGATGGGTGCGACCGCAAAGCGCGGCAGGCCACCCACCACCTGACCCGGCCAATGCGCCGGGTCTTTTTGTTTAAGGGGCAGGGCAATGACGAACGAGCAACAGGCACTGGCAGAGATGCCGATCTGGTTGGTGATTGCCCTGTCATTGGTTGGAGGCGTGTCCGGCGAGATGTGGCGCGCCGACAAGGACGGGGCGAGAGGCTGGGCATTGTTGCGCCGCCTCGCACTTCGGTCCGGTGCCTGCATCGTCTGCGGCGTGTCAGCGATGATGTTGTTGTTCGGCGCGGGCCTGTCGATCTGGACGGCGGGCGCCCTGGGTTGCCTGACCGCGATGGCCGGCGCCGATGTCGCCATCGGCTTGTACGAGCGCTGGGTGGCCAAACGCTTGGACCTGAGCGAGGCCAAGTCGAAGGCATGAGCCGGGCAGGCCGGGTAGGGCGCAGATTTTACGGGTCCTCCCCGAGGGCCGCCCCCTACACGGGTTATCGAACTCGCGGATTCTCTCTAGCTGAAACCTGCGCATGGATGTCCGTCTTTCCAAATGGAAGACGTCACTCAGCACTGATAACGATCACGTATGTGCCGGTTGTAGTACGAGCCTTTGGATGTGGCCATCATCAAACCCTGATGCACTGTTGAGGGAACGCCGCAGAAGTCGTAGGAGTGGCCTTGTTCAAAGCGGATCTTCATTCGTCTCGTTGCTGGATCGTAGCCAACGGCAGTCATCGCACTGGAACGCACGGCAATCATTTCCATGACATCTCTCCCTCTGAAGGATCGTCCACTGATGCTAGTCGAGCGAGGCGGATCTGCAGCCATGCCACTGAAAATTTGCCGGGGCCCCTGAGGACTTTCAAAGGACACGGGGTCGGAAACCCGCGGGATCTTGTTAGTGGGAGGCCCGCCAGCTTACTGAAATTTCAATCCACTGAAATCTTGAATGGATTCATTGAAAAGCGCTGAAAAGGAGGGCTTGTGAACGCAGTCATGTACATGTCAAAGAGCGCCTTCGCTTTGCACATCGGCCGGTCACCGAGCTACATCACCTGGCTGAAAGAGAATGGCTGCCTGGTACTGTCACCCAATGGCAAGCAAGTCGACGTGCTGGCCACTGAAGCGTTGATCCGCCGCCGACCCGAGCAAGGCTGCCGTCGCCGCTCGCCATCAATAGGATCGGCTTCAGCGTGATGTGTACAGTCACGTCGCAGCTCAATCCGAGCCGACTAACATGGCTGCGCCGCCGCCCGCTGATCCTGCGCAAGGGCAGACCCCGGACTTTCAGAAAGCACGTGCGCATCGCGAGCATTACCTGGCGCGGATGGCTAAGATGGAGTTTCGCAAGGCGCAGAGTGAATTGGTGGAAATCAGCTTTGTGAAGAAGGCCGCTTATGAGACCGCACGTTCACTCAATCACTCGCTGATGAGTCTCTCGCCGCAATTGGCACCGCAGCTCGCCGCCCTGTCGGATCCTTGGGAAGTGGAGCGACAGCTGACCGCAGCGCTACGTCAACGGCTCAACGAAGCGGCTCAAGTTTCCAGCGACGACTTTGGATTTGCATTGAATGATTGCTGA